CCACGCAGGCGCAAGCGCCTGTACACCGCCAAGGATGTCGCGATCCTGGAGCGCATCCTCGACCTACGAAAGCGAGGCGTTGCGCCTGAGGCCATCGCCGAACAGCTCGCCGTCGATCCACCGGTGGCCACCCTTGGCACTGACGAGCAGGTCCAATCACCGGCCGGCACCAGTGAGCGCCGCCTGGCGCTTGACCCCTTCGTGCAGCTGGCGCAGGCTCAGCTCGGCCAGATCGAGGACGTGTTAGAGCGCCTACGCACCGTCGAGCGTGAGCTCGCCGATCTGCGCGTCACCCTCGCCCGGGTCGAGGCTCAGCAGCACGATCACCCTGGCATCGTGCCAACGCGTCGCCGGCAATCTTGAGCACTGAAAGCTCCGGTCTTGGGGCGAGGCAACAGGACGGCCCAGGAGCCACGTTCCCCCCTCCACAGGTCAATTCATACGGGGCGTTTTCGTCTGCGCGCGCCTGGCCAGTGCCTTGCGATTGTGGGCGCAACGTGGAAGATCTGCGCGAAAAACTGAACACGCAGCACTGAACACTTGCCCCTTTTTTGGGCCGCGTCGACGCGGTACCGCGGAACCCCCATGGAAGCGCGGTAACCCCATGAACTCCGATGTTTCCCAGGAAACACACCGAAACTTCGCTGTGGAAAAAAGCTCGAATTTCGCGGACGTGCGTGCACGCTTACCCCAGCGGTCTCAGTGGCGCGCGCCGTAGAGATTGCACCGTCCCCTACCCTCTGAATCGCATCACAAAACCCACAAAAAGCCTTACGAGTTTCGCGGGTGAAATAGGATCACTGACAGGTCGGTCTCGGCCTGGCGCGCGCTGAGTCACCACATCTTCAATCGCTCCATGACCTTCACGTACATGAACAGATTCCTTGGCGTGACCGTCATGTTCTCGGCCAAGGCGTACAACGCGGCAGGATTGTTGAGCATCGCACTCACCCGCTTGTCGCTTCGTTGGCTCGACCGATAGGTGAGGCGGTGACAATGCCGACAACCGAAGTACGTAGCGCCAGGCGGAAGATACAGCTTACCCACGCGCCGGCCGCAGGCATGACCGTTCACAGCCAATGGACAGATAAACCACCAGCGCACCCCGCCGAACGTGCAGGGCGTCGTCACCAGGGGCAGCTTGTAGTTAATCTCGTTCCCGCCGATCTTGTAGATCAGCCGCGCGTACGGCCGATCACCCCGCGTGTCCACTTCAAAGCTGATACTACTCTTGGTCTCACCCGTCAAGAAGTTCTGTCGCGTCCACGTCCACGCGCCTGTTAGGTAGATCTCGCTGGCCAGCTGGCCGTCTCGCATCCAGCGATTAACGTCCAGGTGGAGACAGTTCTCGACCGTGGTCGCGGTGCGCTTCCAGTGCCAGCGGCCGCTCCCGGAGCCACCCATCAGCCGGCCACCGATTGATGAAAGCGCCGATCTGCCAGCGCCGCGCGCAACGTCTCCCGGTCCACAGCAAGCCATTCGGCCAGGTCGGAAAGCTCGGTCTCGTCGCGCTGGGCAGACTTGCACCAGGACAGTGAGACGGCTTTCAGAAGACGAAAGCAGCCCTCCAGATTAGGCCCGGATTTTCCTAAATCATCAGCGTTTTGGTACACCTTTGTTAGACCTTTAGGGGCAAAAGAGCATCAAAAGGGCATCAAAAGAGCATCACCGCGGCGAGAAAAAACAGCGGTTCGGCGTCCATAGGTTACGGCCGTTCACGGATCACCGCCAAGGCCTCGTCGATGGTGCTGGCCACGACGACCTGGCCGGCCCATGCAGCGTGCCACGTGGTCTCGTCCGGAGTGAGTCGTCGACGCGATGGAGGCTTGGAACCGTCCTTGACCTCGACCAGCAGGTTACGGCCGTCATAACCAACGAGCAGATCGGGAGTCCCGTCGCCGATCGCTGCGAGAGACTGCACCGTGCAGCCGGCACGTCTGAGCGCCTCGACGATCTCGGCATGGTTGGAGTCAGTCCGCGCGCGCCGTCGCATCACCCACCAGCTCAAACAGGATCACCGACTCGACCGGCGCGCGCAGGTGGCCATTCGCACCGCACCGCTGGCCAGGACATTCGATCTCGATGCGCTTCACCAGGTGAAAGCCCGTACCGATGAGCGCCTGCACGTGCCAATCGGTAACAGGTTGCAGCACGCCGGCACGGTAGTGGTCCTTGACGTTCAACACGAAGCGACCACCAGGTGCGAGCACTCGCCGCGCCTCGGCCCAGGCCCGCAGGTGAAAAGCCCGGTATCCGTCGCCCCACTGGAGAGCGCCGGCATTGTCCGGATGCAAGGGACGGCCCAAGGCATGGCGGTAGGTGTTGCGCCTCGATGCGTCGCGCGCTTCGTGATGATCGGCCATACGGTTGCCGTAGCACGGCGACGTGCACACGGCGTCGAAGGACGCAGCCGGCCAGGGAAGGGCGAGCGCACTCGCCTGGGTGATGCGATGGTCCTGGCCGGCCCACTCTGGCTCGATCTCGACCGCCTCGATTGCGCACCCAGGCAGGAACGGCGCCAGCGCGGATCCCGCCCACTCCCCCGAACGGGTCGAGGATGCGGGTGCAGCCGTGCAGGTACAGCGCGAGCGTAGGGAGCAGCTCCGCGGAATACCGCGCTGGGTGCCGCACGCGCACAGCCGGCAGATCGAAAAGCGCCGCGTGCATCATTCCTCAGTTCAGCCGGCCCAGGCTCATGGAGCGCCCCTTATTGCTGTCGGGATCTCGCCAGCGATAGTACAGGTACTCGCCCGTCGAGCCGTCCTTGAGCGGCCGTGGTTGTTTCGAGTACCATCCGCTCGCCGGCAAGTTCTTTGGTTTGCGCAGCCCGCGCAGCGTCCGCCTACCCCGCGCTTGGCTCATGATCTCGGCGATCTCCGTCGTATCGACCTGCACCGCATCCTCCACCACCGTGGTTTCGTCGATCATTTACACCTCACAGGTAGGATCACCGACCAGATTGCAGCACTTCGCGGGTCCGGTAATCACGCTCAACGTCACACAGCAGGTAAAACCGTGCGTCTTTCCGCTGTTTTTCAGGCATCCGGCGATACCCCTCCTGTTCCGGAAGGGTCGGCACGGGTGAAATAAGTGCATGTCCTGAACCCCGTGGGCTATATGCACTTATTTCACGCTCGGATCGTTCGGGAGCCATCCACTTGGCCACCGCCGTGCGAATCTTCTCGTCGAGGCTCACGTGGTAACGAAAATCACCCTTGGGTGTGACCACACCGCCGTGCGCTTCGATGATGGCCAGCACACTCCAGGCGCTTCGCTCGTCGAGCATGTCGAGACCAAAGGCCCAGCGCCTAAAGGCGGGCTTTTCCTGCACAGCCGGCGCGGCCGGTTCCGTGCTCGTCTCGGCGTCGATCACCTCCGCGCGCTTGGCGCGCGCCGCAGGTTTCGACCGTCGCAGGCGCTTGCCGAACGGGATCGAGAGCAATCGCTCAGCGGCCATCGAGAGCATCGTCGCCAGGCTCACCGACGTGCAGCCAGGTCGGTGCCAGGCGGTAAAGAGACAGATCGTTTCGTGCACCGTGGGCGCGCCCAGCCAGTCGGTTCGCTTGGCGAGTTCGCCGTTGACGAGTCTCCTGTGCGTCTGCTCGTCGTGTTCGCTCACGAACCAGCCGGCCCAGGTCCATGGTTCGGCCTGCATAATCTGGCGCTTGACCTTGTACGCCAGCCAGGTGGCGCAGTCACGACGATGGCACAGCATGATGCGCCGCCGTCCGCGCACCGTGTCGCCGACGACGGCCGTCTCAAAAAAAGACTTGCCGCAGATCGGGCAGTCGCCGCCGTGCGCTTCAAGTTTTGCGTGCAAAACATCGTGCGCCGTCTCCTTGGTCGGTTGGTCGGTCGAGGCCAGGGTGGGGAGCCATCCCGCGGCTTTCGCCTCGACGAGCAGGCGATTGATCGTAATGCCGCCGGCCGTGTCGAAGGATGTCCATTTCTTGGCGATCTCGCCGGGCTTGCCCTTGCCCCAGCGTTCGGCCAGGTCGAGGCCGTCCGCGTTTGGGTAGGCAGAATGCAGCGCCATGAGGATCGAGAGCCACCAAGCATAATCACCGCGCCAAGGGTCCAGGTGAGCGAGGGCGTGCTCGATCACATGCAGCGCCGGCGCACCAGGTGCGGGTGTGCCATTCGATGCAGCCGGCCGCGCGGGAAGCGGTGGAGCGATGCGTTTCTGGAGACGCTCGGCGACGGCCAGCGGCAGCCGCTCAGGTTCCACGTCGAGCAGGTCACGCTCCCAGCGGTATGACTTGCCCTCGACCACAGACGGCGAGGCCACGATGTAGCGGCCACCTGAAAGCACGTCGATGCCCGGTAGATCGGCCAGGTGAGTCTCGAAGGCCATCGAAGGCGGTTTCTGGTAGACGACGTGCCACCCGTTGGCGCGCGTGCGCTGAGTCGCTGTGCGGGTGGGGTCGAGGCCCAGGCGGGTGAGTGCAGCCAGGTCGCCGCCGTGCCGTGGGTCCACGTCGAGCACCACCAGGTCGCCGCCGATGGCCAGGCCGATGTTTGCAGCCGGCCATCGCGCCCACCACTCGCCGATGGTCTCCACGTCGGTGGTCGCGTCGTAGACACCATGTCCCTCTTTGCCGCACTCGCCACGACACACGCCATGCAGCGGATCACCGGCAGGGTGCACGCTGGGGATGGCCGGCGCCTTGGCGTTCGGTTGGAGAGGAAAGACAGCGTAGCCGGCCAGGGCGTAGCGCAGGGCGTGGGCCAGCATCCGCTTGCTTAGTGGTTGTGTAGAAAAATCTTGACGACGGGAGGGAGACGTGCTATACTTTGCGGTAGAACTGCCCAGTTCCCCGCCCGTTTCCCGCCCGCCGCCCGCGATGGTTCCAGCCATCAGCGGGCTTCTTCTTTCAGGGGGCATGATGGACCTCCACTTGTGGATGTTGCTGCAATGCAGCCAGGATCAGCCGGCGCGCGACCGTTGCGGGTTTGCGATCCTCGATCTTGGCCAGGCGGTCGATCTCAGCGCGCGCCGATGGGGGCAGCGGTACGTGGATCGTAGCGGTCAATAGTTCGGGTTGGGTCTGCATCTTCGCACCTCCAGGAATGAAAAAGCGCGCATCGACCAGGCGGTCGTGCGCGCGTCCATTGTGTAGATGTTGACAAAAGGCAAGAACTGTATACGATTGTAACACATTGTCACACAATCATTGTGTGCCACCTCGCTCAAAGCCGCCCGTCCCGCGCCAACGATCAGGGCGGCTTTGTTTTTGGGGGCACTAACGGTTCCAAAAAAGGCCGGCAACTTAGCCGGTCTTTTGCTTTTTACTCACCGGTTTGCTCGCCTCGCTGATTTCAACTACACCGATGCCATTCTCCAGGCGCATCGTGTAGACGTAGACCTGATCTCCATACTGAAAACCAGACCATTTCAAAAAGGCTTTTGCACTGATCGAGAACGAACGCCCGCTTTCTTGGGGCCGCACTGGGTAAGAGTTCGGCGTGTTCTCGTCTGCAGGTTTGATGCCGAACCGCTTTTTTGAGCCGTCGGTGACGTAGGATATACGCCCAGGCTCACCCAAAAGCCGATAAGCAGCCATGTTGATGCCGATAGTTCCAAGCCGCGTGATGGTCACGCGGGGTTGGGCTACTTCAGCCGTACTGCGGCGACCTTGAAACTCGATCCAAGTTTGCTCGCTCATGGTGAAACCCATTCTATCCCGCGTCGCACAATTGCGCAAATGCACAATCAAGCGCGCGAACCGCTTTCACGAATACTTTGAAAAACGCAAAATGAGCATAGTCAGGCGGTCACGGTTCACTCAGGGTTGGATCATTCTGCGTGCGCCTTCAATGGCATCCGTGCGAGACAAAAACTCCTGCTCGACGGCGAGCACCACAGGCATGGCCAGGCCACTGCCCGGCAGATCGGCGTCATTCTCAGCCAGGCTATACCAGGCGTCACCGTCTCGCCAAACCAGGACCCGCCAGCCCGGGCCCAGGTCGCTGGCGTCGATTTCGTCGGGGGTGTCAGTCATAGTTGTGTCTCACTTTCAGAAGGTGACGTTACCATGCTTTCATAGATGGCCGATAGCCGGCCAGTCGCGCGCAGATCGGTGAGAGCCAGCGAAACCGCCGCTTCGATGGCCGTCGAGCGGGAGATAGCGCCGCGTTCAGCGAGAGGCGCGAGCGTGCGCAGCTCATCGAATAGCTCGTCGAGGGCCTGGGGGTTGCGCAGATAGATCGTCACCCGTCGTTTGTCGGTCGTCACGATCTCACCTCATGAGTCGATCCATAGCCAGCGTCGCCATAGCCGGCCCGCTGGCGGTCTGTAGGTACCGTTCGGTCGTCGCCACACTACTGTGGCCCAGGGCATCGCGAATGTCTCGCAGCCCGGCGCCGCCGTCTTCCATCAGCTTGGCGGCCGTACGTCGTAGGTCGTGGGGCGAGATCTCAGGCAGGCCGGCGGCCGTCGATGCCTGCTGTAGAATGCGGTAGATGCTGGGAGGGCGTAGAGGGTGAGCCGTCGCCGTACCATGGCCACCGCCGGCAACCTCGCACACCAGGGGCGCAGATGGGCCCGGGTCGCACTGCTCACGGTACTGTCGCAGCCAGGCGGCGACGTACGGCCGTGCCCACTCAGGGATGGCCACCGACCGGACCTTGGCGCGTTTGCCCACCAGGTTGACCAGGGCGACGGGCTCGCCGTCTCTTTCGTCCAGGTGAACAAGGGTCAGGTCGCACAGTTCGGCGCGTCTCAGTGCACAGCCGGCGAGTAGAGCGAGCGCAGCCCGATCACGCACAGGTCGCAGCCCAGGGCCGCGCGCCGCCCGCACCAGACGTTTGAGCGCAGTCGCATCCAACCATCTACCCTGGCGCACTCCACCACCGCCCGTAACAGTCACGTCTCGCAGATCGGCGAGCGTGTTCGCGTCGACGAGGCCGGCCCGCTTGGCCTGGCGCGTGGCCCACACAAGTGCAGACTTGGCTTGCTTGCACGTCGCCGGCGATCTCCCGCAGGTGCGCAGGTGGGCGAGCCATGCCTCCAGGACCAGCGGCCGCAGGAGATCCACCGTAGGCAGGGACCAGCCGCAGGCGTCGCAGTAGGCGCGAAAGCCGGCCAGGTGGCGCGTGTAGGCGGTGCGTGTGTGGGGCGTGAGTGCGGCGAGCGATGCGGCCAGGTCCAATTGTGCAGGGCTATAATCATAGTTATCGCGCTTCGTTACGTCACGTCCTACAGTCCCGGCCGGCCCGCTCGAAGGAGTCACGACTCCACCTCGATGATGCGCAGCACATCATCACGCCGCACCAGGGCCTCACGGCCGGCCCGCTCGACGATCTCTAGCTTGCCCTCACGCACCCACAGGGCGATAGTGTTGCGGTGCTTACCCGCCAGGCGCGCGGCCTCGGCCATGCTGATCAGCGCCGGGGCCTGCTCCAGACGGCGCTCAGGAAACGCGATATTCTCTAGCTCGTCGATGCGTTCTTGCATCGTGGTGACGAGACGTTCCAAGGTCTCTAGACGTTGCTCGATGTAGGTCATGGTTCATTCTCCGGAGTGAAGCTGTTGGCGCGCGCAGAGTCATTCTGCGCGCGCCAGGCGGGTGGTGGATCTCTTACTTGCCGTTGCCAGGCGCTCGGATGGTGAGCGTACCGGCGATCTCTTTTTCCGTGCGGTACCGGGCGAGTACATCACCCAGGTCAGGCCGTTCACTCGCCAGGCGGTCGAGGCCCTTGGTGTCGTAGGACACACGGACACTCGGCCGTGTGACGTAGCATTGGCCGGCCGGCGTTTCCAGCTTGTCGGTACCGATCTCGACGAACACGTCGCCGATCACCTGCTTGGCCGTCGCGCGGATCACTTCGGCCTCGTCGATGCGTGCGCCCATCTCCAGGTAGATGCTCATTGCCTCGGCGACGGCCTCGACGGGTCTCAGGTTGCGCTCGTAGAGGGTCGATAGGCGGTCGAGTGCGTCTTGTGCGTTCATGATGGCGATCTCCTCTTTTGCGTGCAAAACTCAGGCCGGTGGGCGGTCCCGGCCCGAGTCGTTAGAACAGCGGCTTGTCGTCGCCGGCAGCCATAAAGTCGAGCTCTGCGTGCAGATCGGTCAGGCGCTTCACCACGAGTCCATACCAGGTGTCGAACATGCCGGTCGTGGTTGGCTCTGGCGTGCTGGCGATGTACTCGATCTTTGCCTTGGCGTAGGCGTCTTCAACGTCCTTGGCATGGTCGAAGGCGCTCAGGTCCATGGCCCAGGCCCTTGCTTCGGTTGCCGTGTGCCAGGCCGGCCGGGTAGTGTCCTGCAGGTCATCGAAGGATGGCTTGCCGTAGACGCTCCGGTCGTGTCCGGGGAGACTGTCGAAGTCATCCAGGCCATTCTCAGGCGTCGTCTGCGCCGGCGTGCTCGCCTGAGTGGTCGGTGATTGCCCGTTCCCGTCAGCAGCGGCCATCAGGGAGGCTTTGCGAGCCACACAATCGGCGATCCACAGCGGCCAGAACTCGCCGGCCGTCTTCGGTTTCTGCTCACGCTTCAGCTTGTCGTAGGCGTTGCGCGCGTGGGGCAGGTTGTCGAAGGCGCCGAAGTCCAGCGACCAGGCCATTGCTTGCTCAGGACCAGCAAAAGCCGTGGGCATGGCCTGCTCGATCCGGTCTTGATCGGCCAGGCTCAGCCCGCCGTACACGGCTTGCTCGATCTTTTCGGGCATTCCTTCCCAGGTACCCGACTCGTCGATCAGGGTCATACCAGACCGGCCGCGGCGCGCCCACTCGACCTTGACCGCGCGCTTGTCGCCGGTCTCGAAGATGCGTAGGTGCAGATTGATCGACCGGGTGAGCCGGGCCAGCTCCGTGCGGCTAATCGTCGCCGTGGTCACTTCGTTGGCGTTGGCGTCTCGGCCGTTCTGTAGGTGGTAAATCCACAGCACGTCGCATCCCCAGGCGTTCACGGCGTCTTGCAGCAGCCGCATGGCCAGCGCCTTTTCCTTGAATGCCGACATGCGGTTCTTGTTGCGGCCAGCGTCGTTGTCGATGATGGCCTGTGTCACCAGCGGGGCCATGATGGCCGTCAGCGAGTCGACCACGATGGTGCGCACCGGCGAGCCGGCCATGTTCGCGTGCAAACAATCGACGATGCGCTCGGTCTGCACGTTGTCAGCCGGCGAGGCGCTCAGCTGGTACACGTCGCCAGCCAGGGACAGGACCTCATCGAAACGATGATCGGCGTCGATGGCCAGCAGCGGCCCGCGCATACGTGCGGCAAACGTGCTCTTACCACTGCCAGGGAACCCCACCAGGCTCCACAGCCGGCGAGGCGTTGCGGGTTGGGTCATCTTAGCGAATGACATGGTTCACACTCCAGGTATTCAAGAGCCGGCCCAGGCTATCCCAGGCCGGCCCGATTGTCACGTTACCAGCGATCGCAGCGGGTGTCATACCACTCGTCTGCATTCTCGTAAGGGTCTTGCTCGACCGGTTCCTCGACCTCGCCAGTGCCATCGCAACGTGGGCACCACTCGAAGTCTACCAGGTCAGGCGTCCACGTCGTTTCCTTGTCGATCCCGGTACCGCCGCAGTCGGGGCAGGTCATCTCACACACTCCAGGTGAAACCAGGCCGGTTGGCAGTCCCGGCCCGGCAGGTGGTTACATGATCGAAAAGCCGTAGCTTCGCTGGCGGCTTTCGTATTCGTTCGCAGCGGCTTGGCGACAGGCGGGGCAGGATTGCAGGTCAGTCGTGCAGCTGCACTCCCACCATTCCTCGCCGGCCAGCAAGATGGCCTCTAGCTCGTCGAGCACGTCGCCGCCGAACATGGCGACCGCTTCGGCCAGTTCTACCAGGCCCGTCTCGATGCCCTCGGCCTCGTCGGGGGAGGCTTGGCGGTACTCGCCAGCTTCAATGATCGACCAGCTGGTACCGTGCTTGGCGGTGCGGTTCTGCTTGGCGGCATCCTTGCCGTAGGCGAACTCGGCGACCTGGGCAGGCATCCAAGTGTAGGCGCTTGCAAACTCTGACAACGTGGTGTAAGATGACATGGCTTAGGTTCCTTTCGCGGGAGCTAATGCATTGGGCCGTTAGTGTTCGTAGCACTGGCGGCCCGCTTTGTTGGTGGGTTTCGGTCCTTCGCTCGCTTTCCCGCTTTCCCTTTGGTCTCCGCCGATCAGGCCCCTCAGAGGCTCTGCGCCGGTTTTCGTTTGCGGTTCCGCTTGATATTCTGTTGTCTTAACTGTCTATATCATACCACATTATGTGCCTTTTGTCAATAGGGAAAAGGCACGAATTTGCCTATATTGTAAAGATTTAAGGTTAGAAGCGCACAAAAAGAGCGCCTAGACTGTGCATGTCTAGGCGCTTGTGCATGGTTGCAAGGGCGGGTTAGTGCCGTTGTTTCCTGGGAAACGTCGCCAGGATCGGCGCGACGATGACCTGGGCGGGTCTCATGTCGCCGGCGTCGCGCGCCGCGCGGATCGTCGCCGCATAGACGAGCACCTTAGCCCGGTCTTGCGGTGAGAGTCGTCTCAGTTCAACGAGCATCTTCTCTTTCGTCATCACAATACACCTCCAGATTGAACGGCCTCACGGATGGCATAGAACCAGTGGCCACCCTCTTGGCCGTCGTAGAGCTCACGCTGCACCGCCTTGAAACTGCCCAGGGCAGCGTAACGAGCACGAATGTGGGCGATCTGCTCGGCCGTGTAGGCGCCGGCCGCATCGGTACGGAATACCGGTATACCGCCGTCGTGGGTGACTTCAGCCCGGTTCACCGGTTCCGGTACCGCGGTACCCGCACGTACCGGCCACGTGGGTGCAGCCAGGCCTGCAGCCGGCAGACTGGCGAGGAACGCATCGAAGCGCCCACCCTCCAGGCCGCAGGCGTATGCCTGGCACTCGATCACCTCGCCCCGCTTCACCAGGCAGCGGCCAGGCGTCGCCGGCAAGATCTCCGCGCCAGGCTCGCCCAGCACGGCGATAGAGTCGTGGTTGCGCTGCACCTTGAAGGCCACCGCCGCGCCGGCCAGGTTGCGCAGGCTCGACGGGAGCACGTCCACACTCGGCCGTTGCGTCGCCATGACCAGGCCCACGCCGGCCGCGCGCCCCTTGCGTGCCAGCTCCATCGCACTGGCCAGGAACCGATCACGCCGGCCGCGGTCGTCGTCACAGGTCAGATCGGCGATCTCGTCGATCAGCACGGTGACGTAGGGAAGGCGCTCACCGGTACGGGCTTCGTATTCTTCCAACGTCCGCGCGCCTGCCTCGCGCAGCGCCACGTACCGACGAGCGCACTCCGCACGCACCGCTGCGATGATCTCATGGGCCTCGCCTAAGTCCGTTGCCACTGGCCAGCGCAGTGCAGCGAGAGCCGGCATGTTGCCGAATGAGACCAGTTTCATGTCTACCATGGCCAGCTGAGACCGCTCGCCGCGCGGGTCTTGGCGTAGGAGTCCAGCGGCCATACTGCCCAGCAGCTCCGACTTGCCGTAGTTCGGGAGACCACCCACCACCACGTTGCCCAGGCCCCGCAAGGGCAAGGACACCGCACGGCCGGCACCATCTACACCCACCGGGATGGCGAGCCGGTCGGGGATCGGCGACGAATACACCTCGACGCGCGAGGGGAAGCTGGCCACCGGCGCCGGCAGTGCAGGCGGTTCGGGTTCGGGTGGAGTCCAGTCGAGGACCCTGCTCACCGTCGCCGCCGTCGGCCGTCTACCCGTCGCCATGACCGCCAGTAAGTGCGCCTTATCCGCGTTTAGATCCACATAGCGCGCGCCGCCGTGGTGCATCATCGGGTACAGCGCGGTGTCTGGGTGAGCGTGCACGACGCGCGACCGCAGAGTCATCCACCGCACGATGGCCACCGCCCCGCCGATCACCACGATGCAGAACACGGCGAAGGTGACGAGCGCACCGGCCTGGAATAAGCCCGGGCCAAGCGCGTCGACCGCGTCGATTGCCCGATTGCCGATCTCGATAGCCACCCAAACGATCACCCCCACTACACCGGCGACGATGGCCACGACGAGCACCAGGATCATAGAGCCTATGGTTTTCACTGCACCATCACCTCCTCGCCGATCACCCGCGCGCCGATGTCCGCGGCGATCTCGGCCGCATCATACGCCGGAGCGATGCACGTCGAGCCGTCCGGCCGCTCCAGCAGCCGCCAGCACTTCACCTTTGACCAGCTCCGACCAGCCTCAGGCTCATGGAACAGGCACGGGTTTGCGTTACGGCCGTTCATGCTGCACCGTCCGGAGTGGTAGAAGTGGCAGCCGGCATAGTCCGATGGAATGCCTTGCAACTGGCCGGCCAAGTAGCGGTGAGCCAGGCTGCAGCCCGTCCGCTCGTCGTGCATCGGTATGTCGAGTATCGGCACGTCCAGCAGGATGCCCAGCTCGACCAGCTGGCCGGCAGGGATGACACCGATCACCACGTTGTCAGGAACGCCAGGGAGAGAGACAGCGGTCATGATGCCACCGCCGCGTTGAGAGTGGCATCCAGCTTCGCTTGTAGCTCGGCCATGCTTTGGTTCGAGTCCCGTCGCGTCATGCGGATGCGTCGCGGGAAAAGTGAAGCTGGTGCGTCGCCGTCCAAGTCCAAAAGCGCCTCTTGTACGTCGATGCGGCGCCGCTTATCGATTCCCATGCTGGCCAGCTGCACAGCCATCCAGCGCGCGAACAGGTCTCTTGTTTCCCAGGGCAGGCCCCGCCAATCGGTGGTCAGGGTTGCCAACTCGTCTGTCGTCATGATTGCACCTCGCAAATAGAAAACGGCCTGAGCCATCTTGCAATGGTCAGGCCGTGCGAAGTGCACAATGAGGCTTGGAAATCGCCCTCAGATGTGGTATTCTTTGCCCAGCTCGGCCACTGCTACACCAGTGTCAGAGTCAGGGAGCCGGTGAAGGTCGCACTTTGCCGGTTCCCGCTTAGTTGCCCCAAGTCTATACCCTATTGTGTAGTTTGTCAAGTCCGTTGTTACTTACTGGCACATCAAAGCGCCAGCAGGCGACAGAAAGCGCCACACATGCCAGACAGTGAGAAACTGTACCAACCACACGACGTTGCCGCCAGGCTCGGCGTCTCGCCGTCGTCACTCCGAGGCGCGGCCGGCGAGTGGGGCGATCTCTTAAGCGACTACGCAAACCCACCAGGTGAGGACCCACGCAGGCGCAAGCGCCTGTACACCGCCAAGGATGTCGCGATCCTGGAGCGCATCCTCGACCTACGAAAGCGAGGCGTTGCGCCTGAGGCCATCGCCGAACAGCTCGCCGTCGATCCACCGGTGG